CGTAAATGAACAGCTATATCAACAATTATCGAGTGAAATTATTACCGTATAGCTACGGTTAAATTTTGCCTTTACTCACTTTTTAATCATGGCAACTCAGGTTCAATTCAGAGGCGGTACTACTACTGAACATGCTTCATTTAATGGAGCAGCAAGAGAAGTAACTGTCGATACTACAAAACAAACATTAGTCGTACAAGACGGTACAACTAATGGCGGCTATCCACTAATGAGGGAGAATGGCACCCAAAGTCTAACTACTACAGGAGATGTCTCTATAGATTCGGATAGTTCCAAGTTAAAGATAGGAGACGGTGAAAATCTTCAAGTATATTTTGATGGGTCTCATTCTAGGATTCATAATGATACAGGTCATTTATTAATTGAAACCGATGCAGCATCTGCCATTGAAATTAATAAAGGTGTAACTGCAAATTTAGCTAAATTTATACCTGATGGAGCCGTAGAGCTCTATTGGGCTGGTTCAAAGAAGTTCCACACGACTACAAATGGACCAGCTGTTTCAACAGCAGGAACTGATGCTTCTAGGTTATATTTTGAAACTGATGGACATACAGCTTCAAGAATTGGATATGTAGGTACTGGTAAATTCTCTTTAGATGTTTATGATGGTTTAGTAGTAAGAGATGTTAACGACTCTTATAATACTAGATTTACAATTGATTCAAGTGGAAAATTTGGGATAGGTACTGTCGCGCCACCTGATGCAGTCAACATAGTTGGAACGACAAGAATTAATCAAAGCGCAACATTAGATCATTTATGCAATGCTGGCACAATGCTTGAAGTGCGAGGAGATGGAATTGGATCAGGTGTTGTTGATACTGATTTCTTTAAAGGTTTTAAAATTGCTTTAAACGATGGCACTGAATATGGAGGTCAAGCTCAATTTGCTGTAGGTCGTTTTGAAGAGGGTGGAAATAATGCAAGATCAAGCTTAATGATCTCATTAGGACATGGAGCACAAAGTTCTTCTGCAGATGCAGATACTGATGTTTTACTGTTGAAATCTGATGGTCAAGTAGAAATTGTAGATGGAAACCTAAAAGTAGCAAACGGTCACGGTATTGACTTTAGTGCTTCTGAATCAAGTAATACTAACCCTGATTCAGTGCTTGACGACTATGAAGAAGGTTCATGGTCACCTACTTTTAATGGCCTTGGTGCTTACTCTTCTTATGCAGTTTGGCGTTATACAAAAATCGGAAATCTAGTGCAAATTGGAGGTCGATTAGTAGTGACTTCGACCACTAATAGTTCATCAGATAATGTGACTTTTAATCTACCTTTTACTAGTGCTGCAAACATAAGTAATAGTTTGAATGACGCAGTTGGCGTAGCATTGACACTTAATATCAATACACTCGGCCAGACTATTATAGGACACGTAGCTAGCAATACTAGTACCTGCTATATGCAATCATCACAAGATAATGGAAGTTGGGATAGCTTGAACACTGATGATGTGAGTGTAGACGATCAGATGATCTTTAGTATGACCTATAGGGCAGCTTAAACTTAGACCGTTAGCACGTCTCAAAACTACGCCATAAACCTATTTAGCTTGGAGAGCTTCCTTAAATGGCATTAACAGAAACACAAGAAAACGACAAAATAGAAGTCGTCAGAAAATGGAACATACAGGTAAGAACTGCAACCGTCATTAAGAAAGATGGTGTGGAACTTACTCGTTCCTTCAGTAGAAAAGTACTAGTACCAGGAACACTTGATGCAAGTGACAACCTCGTTGAAGCTACGATTTCTGAGGAGGACAGCGATGTTCAAGCAATCTGCAACGCTGCATGGACTACACAAGTTAAAGCAGACTACAAGGCTTTTCTGATTGCCAACAAATCAAATACACCAGGATCATAAACAATGGCTACTAAAACTTGGTCTATAAATACCCTTGAGCGAGAGCTTGCAGATGGGTACGTTTCAAAAGTTATTTTTTGCTGCGACGGCGAAGATGGCACTTACAAATTCAGAGCTACTGGATCAGTAGATCTTCCTAAGCCTTCTACTCTTGTTCCCTATGGCGACTTGACGGAAACTCAGGTGATTGGATGGCTCAAGGCAAAACTTAATTCAGATAAAGATGAAGCTGGTAACACGATTGACAAAGTAGCTCAGGTTGAAGCTGCTGTTGAAAATGGTGTAAACGTCCAGAAAACACCTACTCATGGTACTGGAACACCTTGGTCATGATTCGTAAGATTCTTGATGCCGCTACTGTTGTTGCACTTTTAATTAGTGCTTCACTTGCAGGCGGCTCTTTTCTTTTATATAGGTATGTGACTTCACCTCAGTTTGAAGAGCAGGTGAAGGAAAAAATTATGGCTAATATTAAGCTTCCAAATTTATCAGGGCCAGCGATGCCTGCGCCGAATAAAAATTTTTCACCACCTAAGTTCTAATTGCCAGAGATACCAGAGATACCAGAGATTTATGTCCCTGATATTTCGATAAGAGTTCAGCGTCAAGCTAACCATTTAGATATAGAAGTACCCGGTTGTAGTTATCAACATCGAGATCAAAATCTACAACCACAACTTTTAGTCACAGATCCCAATGGGGTCTATACGACTTGTGATGGCAATTCTGGAATCCCTAGTTTTTATCCAATGGATTGGAACCCGAAGGATATAAAGATCGTTGAGGACAAATTAAAATCATCAAAAAAACAAGAAACTCCTGAGTCTTCTAAACAAAAACCTGTTATTCCAGAAATTCCTATTGAATGTCCGGGGCCAACTAATTTAAGAGTAGGAGATATAAGAAATGCAGAATCAAAAGAGAAGGTCGTTGGTCATAAAGTCGTTGATAAAAAATGTATAGAGATCTATGAGCCAACAACATTCGTAGATAAGTACATCCCAAAATTAACAACTGTCAGCACAACATTCGGAATTACAATTGTCGCTACCAGTGCTGCTGCTCTTACGCCAACCATCCTCAATAAATTAATCAAGCCAGCCAGTAAACAGGTAATCAACAGACTTAAAAAACTAATTGGTAAAAAGACTAAGGTTCTTTCTGTTTCTGAGAGGAAGAAACAGCAGAGGGAGTCTCGAAAATGATGGAGTGAGTATGAGGTTCAATAACACCCGGAACTGGATAAAGCTCTATATCTTCACAAGTAACTGCTGATGAGCTGCCCGGCCTATAGCGAACGCCCAACTTATACTGTTCGGCACATATTTTAAGACGATGAAGTGATACCTCAAGAGTAGTCTTCTTGTATAGCAACTCTTGATTCTTGATATTTGTTCGTACTGCTTGGTGGCAAAGGTCAACACCCTTTCCAATTGGAATATTGAATTGCAAGGATGCACCCCAATTCAATGCGTAATTGTCCTTCTCAAATCTCGGTATCTCTGAATAGTAAATAATTTCACCAGTTTCATCATTATAAATTGGTGTTCTTGTGATTGTTTCTTTAGGTCTTGCAAAGCTATGGGAATTTACAATATAAGGTGACAAACTAATATTGGGAGTTGTGCATTGAATCCCCTGTGAATAGCGCATGACTGAGCCTGAATTTGGCACGATTTGCGTGGCATTATTGTTAACGACCCCGCTAGAATTTGAGCTTGGAGAAGCTACAGTAGTATTCGCTATAACAGGAGTTTGCCCCCCTATTAATAATATAATTACTGACCAAAGATGGACACCGACTCGCTTGTTTGCGTTGTCTCGACAGTGCGAGAAACGGTTGTTATATTCTCTAATCCGGGGGAAGTTACATGTTCGATTAGAGAAAATGGGGCGGCCTCGTTGACTATTTGCCATTGCGGAATAGTCTCCATTTGTGGGCTTGCCCAGTTGTAATTAACTCCATTAATTGTTTGGGTAGTGGTTGATGTTGCAGAAGGATTAATAACAGTTCCTTCAACTGGTTTAATATTTTGACCAGCAGCACTATATGTATATCCTGTGTTGAATGAATGACTGGTCACTGTTTCCGTTAGTACAGATTGGCTAGTGCTATTCACCCTCATTTCTCCTGATCTGAACTGAGGGACAATCGGGGCTGCTACTACGGTTTGGCCCGCTATTAATGATATAATTAGCAGCGTTAATTTAATCAATTTGTATTGAACTTTTTATGCTTCCTATAGCTGTCGTGTTTTCACCTCCGGCGGTAAGTGAGATAACACCAGCCGATGTCACTCCACCAGCCAATGAAGATGCTGTGCCTCCTTTCGTACTAGTTTGGTCGCTGAAATTGCCCACTGTACCTACTGTTGGGGCTGATGTAGGAACAGCATCGCCCTGAAAATAACTACTTTGAAAACTGAAACTTTCTCCTCCGGTAGCGTTCTGCGTCCCTACCACAGTACCGGGGTTATATATTCCTGTTGTGATTGTTCCGGCTGATAGCTGCCCAGCGTTATCACCTATCGCAGTATCCACCCCTGATCCCGAAACTGAAAACGTACTCGGCATCCTTGTACTAGAAGTACTTGCCGCCCCTACAGTTATCTGAGCCGAAGAAGTAATTTCGTGACGTATGTCAGCCTGCACTGGTGCAGATAAAAGGAAGAAAAGACAGAATAGCTTTTTCATTTACTTAACTCCTACGTTGGTGTCTTTGTTGTCAACTATAATCTTATCCTTTTTATTATTTCCGTTCTTTTTAGCACCAACAGAAATTCCATAAGATCCTAAGACCCCAGAAACCAAGCCTGCGGTAAAAGCCCCGTCGATACGAACTTTACCCATGTACCCTAAAGTCATCATGGATAACGACCAACAAAGGATTAAAAACCGAATTGTATGTCCAAATAATTCGGCATAACCTTTATCTTCCGGTTCT